AGATCGATGACACGATCCAATCTTTTGCTCATCTGGCAGATCGTTTCTCAAAGAAGTACGAGTCTAAAGGTTCACAGGAAATCAAGCTCTCAACAGGTGAGCGTTACTTAGTTCGAGCCAATAACTCAGCCTCTCGCGGTATTGCCGCTCCCGATACTGTCTATATGGATGAAGTTCGTGAGTTCCATGATGATGAAGTCTGGTCATCCCTTCGATATACCCAAATGGCAACGCCCAATCCGCAGACACTAATTTTTTCCAATGCAGGTGACCAACATTCCGTAATCCTGAATCGCCTACGCGAAAGAGGGATCGCAGCAGCAGGCGGTGCAGATGATCGCATCGGCTGGTTTGAATGGTCTGCTGAACCTGGGTGCAAAATAGATGACCGAGATGCCTGGGCTCAAGCTAATCCGTCACTAGGTCACACAATCTCAATCGAGAACCTAGAAGCTGCAATGATGGATGATGAATCAATTGTCCGTACGGAACTCCTTTGCCAATGGGTTTCCCAAATCAATCCAGCAATCAATCCTTCTTCATGGGCTTCATGTCTATCACCTAAAGCAAAACTCGACAAAGAGGCAACGACTTGGATGGCTATCGACCTTAGCCCAGATCGCAGAGCAGGGGCATTACTTGCCGCTCAGCGGTTACCTAATGACAAGTTCTTGGTTGTGCTTCTGGATACTTATGCCAACCCAGTCAATCTTGATGATAAACAAATGGCTAACTCGATCGCTGACTGGGTTCGTAAATACTCGGTTGAGACTGTTGCTTATTCTCGTCAGACGGCTGGAGCAGTCGCAGCAAGGCTAATCCCAGCAGGTATTCCAACGACTCCGATCGATGGGGCGGTCTATGGACAAGCCTGCGATGAGATGCTATCGGCTATCACGTCACAAAGACTGGTCCACACGAATCAAGAGGAACTTACAAAGCAAGTCCTCTCAGCTGTTAAGTTACCTTTTAAGGATGGCGGTTGGTATTTAGGTCGCAAGGTCTCAAACTCGACAATCTGTGCAGCCGTTGGCATGGCTATGGTTTCCCACTTTGCGACACGCCCTGAATCAGAGGATGATATTGTAATCGGATAATTCGGACATATGGTACAATTGGTACCAATGGGATTCTTCGATTTATTCGCAAAATCGGCTCCAGTTGCAAAGACTGTTGATGTCGAGGCTTCACTCACTCCTTTCAATCTTGCCTCATCTCTTTACGGCACATTGAATGCACCTACTGCAATCGACCGCGCAACAGCGATGTCAGTACCAGCAGTATCAAGAGCTCGCAACATTATCTGCGGCACAATCGGTTCATTACCTCTTGAGCAATACAACAAAATTACTGGACAACATGTCGAGCCACTAAGAGTTATCAATCAACCAGATCCACGAGTTTCTGGATTCGTAGTTTATAACTGGCTAGCAGAAGACATCTGGATGTATGGGGTCGGGTTTGGACTCGTATTAGATGCGTATGCTGAAGACGGACGAGTTCGCGCATGGACTCGCATTGATCCAAAGCGTGTCACACAAAAGTTTAATAATAATATGACAGCAATCGATGGTTATTTAGTCGATGGTGTTATGGCTCCAATCGCAGGCATTGGTAGCATCATTCGTTTTGATGGGTACGATGAGGGTTTTCTAACCCGATCAGGCCGCACAGTTGCAGCAGCAGTAGAACTCGAGAAGGCTGCACTCAACTACGCAAAAGAGCCAGTCCCATCAATGGTATTAAAGTCAAACGGAACAAACCTAACTTCAGAGCGCATCGCAAAGCTGCTTGAAGCATGGCGCGGTGCTCGTGCTACTCGTTCAACAGCATTCCTCAATGCAGATGTCGAAATGCAATCAGTTGGATTCGATCCAAAGGCTTTGCAGTTGGTAGAAGCTCGTCAATATGTGGCGTTGGAAATTGCTCGCGCAGCAGGCATTCCAGCGTATTTCCTTTCCGCGGAAACAACCTCGATGACATACTCCAACGCCACTTCAGAACGTAGATCGCTCGTGGACTTCTCACTTCGTCCAATTCTTAGCGCGATTGAGGAGAGGCTCTCACTTCCAGACATCTCTCCAAGTACCACAGAAATTCGTTTTGATTTAGACGACTTCCTACGCGGTAACGCATTAGAGCGTGCACAGGTTTATCAGATTCTCAACACTATTGGCGCAATGTCAATAGAACAGATCCAAGAGGAGGAGGACTTAATCCGATGAAGATCGAAGTCCCAATTACACTAACAGCGGCAGACTCAAATGCTCGCACAATCTCTGGTCGCATCGTTACCTGGGGAGAGCAGGGCAATACTTCTGCTGGTCCAACAGTATTCGGTGCAGACTCAATCAAATTTAACAAGAATGTGAAGTTGCTATTAGAACATGATCGCACTCGTCCAATCGGCAAACTTCTTTCATACGAAATTACCGATTCAGGCATCGATGCAGTATTCAAGATCGCTAACACAATGGCTGGTGAGGATTCACTCGTTGAAGCAGCAGACGGATTACGCGATGGCTTCTCAGTTGGCGTAAAAGTCGATGCTTGGGATAACAAAGATGGCGTTATGGTCATCTCAGCTTCTCGCATCATTGAAACATCACTCGTAACAGATCCAGCAATCGACTCAGCTCGTGTTGCAGAAGTTGCCGCTTCTGAAGAAGAAGCACCACAAGTTTCTGAGACAACCGTCCCAGAAGTTCAACCAGAAGGAGAACAAGTGTCAGACACTACCGTTCCAGAGACTCCTGCCGTAACTGAAGCGGTAGAAGCTCACAAGGTAGAAGCAGCGGCTCCACGCCCAGCCTTCTACACAGCACCACGTTCACCAATCGTCTCAGCAGGTTCATACCTCGAGCACACAATCAAGGCATCACTAGGCGATGAAGATTCACGCCAGTATGTAAAGGCAGCAGATGACACCAGCACAAATACTGGTTTAACTCTTGCACCACACCTAAACGAGTTCGCAACAAATACAATCTCTGGCCGTCCAGCCGTTGATGCAGTATCACGTGGCGTACTTCCAGCATCAGGCATGTCATTCACATTGCCTAAGATTTCAACTGCTCCATCAATCACCATCGAAGCAGAAAACGGTGCTCTTGGTGGTACTGAAATGGCTTCAACATACATCACAGTTGATGTAAAGAAGGCAGCAGGAATCCAGACAATTTCATGGGAACTTCTAGATCGTTCATCACCAGTATTCTACGATCAGTTGATGCGTGAATTGGCAGATGCTTATTCAAAGTACACAGACACAGCAATGGTCGCAGCATTTACTGCATCAGGTACAGCAGCATCAACACAAGCTGCAACAATCGCAGGACTCAAGGCATACATCGCTAAGGAAGTTCCAGCAGCGTACGCAGCATCAGGTAAGTTCGCTACAAACCTTGTTGCTAACACAGCATGGTGGGAGACAATCCTTGGTGCAGATGACACAACAAACCGTCCACTATTTACAGCAGCGCAGCCATCAAACGCTCCAGGTGCAGTAACAGGACAATCAATCACAGGTCAGGTTCTAGGACTTAACCTTGCTGTTGATCCACACATGTCAGTAACAACATTGATCGACGAGTCAGCGTTCATCGTTGCTCCAGATTCATTCCGTTACTACGAATCACCAACAACAACTCTGCAGGTTCAGGCACTAGCCAACGGACAACTACAGGTTGCAATGTACGGTTACTACGCAATCGCACCAATCTTTGGTGGCGGAGTTCGTCGCTTTAACCTTACATAATAACTAACTAATCATGGCGGGGGGGTTGCTCCCGATCTCCCCGCCAGCAGTATAGAGAGGATCGAAATGCCAACTATTATCACAGCTTCCGAGCTACGTACGGTGCTTGGTGTTTCGATCTCTTTATATTCTGATGCCGTTCTAAACGACATCATCGACACAGCAGAAGCAGTCATCCTTCCACTTCTTAATTCTTATTCTGTGGCAATCGATGCAGTATCTTTGACAGACAATGTCGCTTACTTTGCAACAGTAAATCTCAACCCATTCGGAGAAGGTCAATCGGTAGTAATTACAGGTTGCGGTTCTCCTTTCAATGGTACACACACAGTCACTACATCACTTCTCAATGATGATGCGTTCTCAGTTGCTATCACTAACGCAGACATCATCTCAAAGAATGTAATCCCTTCTGGACTTGCTACTCTTTCAGGCGCAGCCACATACGTTGGTAATGCAGCAGTTGAGACAGCCGTCACAGTCGTATCAGTAGAAGTATTCCAATCTCGCACCGCACCAGGTGGACAGATTGAAGGCGTGGACTTTGCTCCAACGCCATTCCGCATGGGTCGGTCACTTTACAATCGCGTATCAGGCTTGCTTGGGTCAATCGTCGATGTCGGAAGCATTGCACAATAATGCCAGCATCAACGATACTCTCAGCAGTCCGCACACCATTAGCCACAGCTCTCGCAGGCGTTGCAGCTAATGTGTTTAGTTATGTGCCAGAGCAGATTCCTGCTCCTGCTGTTGTAGTTGTGCCAGATTCACCATACCTAGAATTTGACACAATAGGTAAATCATCTTTCAGATGCAAAGTCAATATGACAATCACATGCTGCGTTGCCTATAACAGCAACCCTGCAAGCCTCGACAATATCGAGCAACTAATCACAAGTGTTGTAGCCGTCATCCCAGCAGGGTATGAGGTTTCAGCAGTAGATCGACCAACAGTGACAACAGTGGGTGCTAGTAACTTACTGGTCGCAGACATTCGCGTGTCCACTTGGTACACGCAGACAGCCTAAGGAGAACAAGTGCCAACAACAGTAATCACAGGGCGCGACCTGATCCTGACCATCGCTACAGTAAATTACGATGCTCAGACCACTAGCGTTACACTAACAAACGAAGCAACTATCGATGTTTTTCAGACATTAGATGGCAAGGCTTACAAGCACACAGATGATCAATGGACACTAGATGTCGCGTTGCTATCTGACTGGGGCGTTGCATCATCACTATGCGAAGCAATGTGGACCGCATGTGAGACAGCACCAAACACAACATTGGCAGTATCATTGACAGCAGCTACAGGCGCAGTCTTTACCTGCAACGTGTTGCCAGTATTCCCATCAGTCGGTGGAGAAGCACCAGGTGCACAGACACAAACTTGGTCATTCACAGTCGTGGGTGTTCCAACAGAGACATTCAGCTAAAAACTAACAACGGGAGCAAACAATGCAGCAGACATACATAATTAAATACAGCAGCGGTGATGAGCAGACATTAACTGCCTATCCACCAGATTTTGCGAAGTGGGAACGAGCAACATCAAAGTCCATTGGTGAGTTTCAAGGCATCTGGGATTTGTTGTTCGTTGCCCATAGCGCATATAAAAGAGATGCAGCAGGCAAGCCAACCAAGCCTCTTGAGATTTGGATGGAGTCGGTAATCGATTTCGATCGAGTAGCTGATAACCCAAAAGCCACAGCAGAGGAAGCGTAAGCCGCCTCTTAATTGAACTAGCAATAGCCACAGGAATACCGATGAGCGAATGGAACGATGCCAGCGATATTCTGACAGCGATTGAAGTATTGGAGGAACGCAATGGCAAGTGAAGCAGTCACTTATGACCGCAAAGAATTGCGCGCCTTAACTCAAGCATTCAAGGCTATGTCGGATGAGGCAGTAACTCAGGCTAAGAAAGAGTCATCAGCTTTAGCAGAGTTCGCATCAGACAAGATTAAGCAGACAGCAGCAACCCGACAGGTTTCGGGTGTTGCTGCTCGTCGTATTGCAGATGGTGTTCGCATATCTAAGTCATCAAAGATCGGTGAGTTCTCCTATGGATTCGCTTCTCAGCGATTCTCAGGTGGTGCAACTACTCGTGATCTATGGGCTGGTATGGAATTTGGTTCTAATCGCTTTAAGCAGTTTCCAAACCGCACACCATCCTCAGGTAGAGGTAATGCAGGCTATTTCATCTATCCAACATTGAGAGCGATCCAGCCAGAGATCGTCAGACAATGGGAACAAGCATTCGGCAAGATTTTAAAGGAGTATAACTAATGGCTGGAAGTAGAACGCTTAAGTTATCCATCCTTGCAGATGTAGATGATTTACGAAAGAAACTAGGTCAAAGCTCAACAGAGGTCCAGACTTTCGGAGACAAGGTTTCCAAGTTCGGCAAGTTGGCAGGTGCGGCATTCTTAGCGGCTGGTGCTGCTGCTGGTGCTTATGCTTCCAAGTTAGCCATCGATGGAGTCAAGGCTGCTATTGAAGATGAAGCAGCACAGGTCAAACTGGCAGGCGCGTTAGAACGTGCCACAGGTGCTACACAAGCACAGATCAAAGCCACAGAAGATCAGATCCTTAAACTATCCTTAGCGACAGGCGTGGCAGACGATAATCTTCGTCCAGCCCTAAGCCGTCTAGCCGTAGCAACAGGCGATGTCAATAAGGCACAAGACTTACTCGCTCTTGCATTGGATATCTCTACACAGACTGGCAAGCCATTAGAAGCCGTTTCTAACAGCCTTGGCAAGGCATTTGAGGGCAATACAGCCGCTCTTGGTCGCTTAGGTATCGGACTGAGTGCAGCAGAGCTTAAGACACTTTCATTTGAGGAAGTACAAGGCAAACTAACCGATCTATTCGGTGGAGCAGCAGCAGCTAATGCTGAGACTTACGAAGGTCGCATCGCTCGACTTCGCGTGGCATTTGATGAAGCCAAAGAGGGTATCGGAGCAAGGCTTCTACCTATCATCGAGGATCTAGTTAATCTCATTGTAAATAAGGTCATCCCTAATCTTGGCAAGTTCGCAGAGTTCTTCAAGCCAATCACAGATGCTATTACTCGCAACAAAGAGACATTCCAAGACTTTGGCAGATTCTTAGTTGATTATGTAGTGCCAGTCCTAGTCGTGACATTGGGCGGAGCACTCAAGGCAGTTGGCAAGATCGCTGGTGGAATCATTGACATCATTGGCAATGTCATTTCTGGTATCACAAAGGCAGTCCAGGTTGCTATCAATGCAATCAACACAGTTATCAAGGCTTACAACGCAATTCCTATTCTGCCTAACATTGGCACTATCGGATCGCCTGCACCATCTGTTCCAACCAAATCAACAGCATCAGGTGCAGATGCAGCTAGAGCAAGCGCAATCAATATCACCGTCAATGGCGCGGTGGACTCTGCTGGTACTGCTCGACAGATCGCGGGAATCCTAAAGAATGAAGCTAATACAAGCGGATCATTTAACACTCTTGGATTGAGTACATTCGGATAATGACTTGGAATCCTAATTGTACAGTTACAGTCGATGGGGTTGATTATAGTTCAAAGACTATAAACTCAGTCTCAGTCACTTATGGTCGCACATCCTATTGGGAACAGGCTCGCACAGGTTACTCAACAGTAGAGATCGTTAATTGGGATGACACAGATTACGCATTCGAGATTAATGATGATCTAGTCATCACGGTAGATAACGCATCGGCTACTCCTCGAACAGTCTTTACTGGCAAGGTCACAAACATCGCCTCTCGCATGGTGGCAGTTGGAACAGTCGAGGAAGTGGCGGTTATCACACTTACCGCTGTTGGTCCATTTGCTGCAATGTCTCGAAAGATCATTGGCACATCTGCATATTCCAAAGAGCTTGATTCTGATCGCATGAGCCAAATCTTTACCGATGCTGGAGTTACCGTTGATGTCGTGGATACTCCTGGCATTTATGAGTTCACCAGTTCAGCAGCCAATCCGCTTGATGCTTATGCCTCAGCTGCTAAATATGCTTCTATGGCTAACGGCTATATCTACGAGACCGCAGATGGCAAAGTTGGCTTCGCTAATGAGTCGCGCAGAACAATCGATGTAACTGCTTCTGGTTATATGGAGATCCCAGAGGATTACATTCTTTGGAGATCAGTATCTTCTAACAAGAGTCTTGGCGATATCCTCAACGAGATCCGCTTATCCTATAAAGCTAATGCTGTAGTGACTGCCTCAGATGCCACCTCACAAGGCTTGTATGGGCTTCTAGGGGCTCAAATAAACACAGAGTTAGAACTTATGTCAGAGGCTCAGGAGTTGGCTGACAAGTACGTTGCCCTGCGCAGAGTGCCACGCCTTAACATGAGCTCTTTCACGATTCAGTTGGATTCACCCAATGTCTCATCTGCTGACTTAGACGATCTTCTCCAGATGACTATGGGCAAGGCAATCGAGATCAATAACCTTCCAATACCTTTAATCCCTACAAATTACTATGGATTCGTAGAGGGTTGGATTCTTCAGGTTTCACGCAATCAAGCAGTTATCTCATTGACTACCAGCGAATCCTCATATTCCATTCAGCCTACACGCTGGCAAGATGTCGATGCCGCGCTTGCATGGAATGCGGTGGGGGCTGCGGTACAATGGGCTACATACGACTAGGAGCAAAGAATGGCAAGCACAACTAACTTTGGCTGGAGCACTCCAGACGATACAGCATTGGTCAAGAACGGAGCATCGGCGATCCGTACTCTTGGTTCATCTGCTGACTCAACCGTTCAAGACCAAGTCATCGCCGCATTGATGGGAGCTTACTAATGGCAAACACAGCTAAAGCATTATTTCGTGGAGCTGCTACAACTACGACTAGCACAGTCCTTTACACAGTACCAGCGAGTACAACAGCCATTGTGACTAACATCGCCGTTGCTAATACTTCATCTACTGCCTACACATTCACGCTGAGCCTTGATGATATTGCTATCCACACAGCAACAGCCATTCCAGGTAACACAACGGTGTATATCGACCTAAAGCAGACTTTGGCAACAACTAAGACAATCAAGGGTGGAGCATCTAATACTGCTGTGAACTTCCACATCTCAGGGATGGAGATCGCGTAATGGCTATTTCTGCATATCCAGCACCGATCGCAAAGCGCAACATCGTTAGATTAACTTCAGGCACATCTTGGACTGTCCCAGCAGGTGTAACCAACATAGTTGCAACTTTAGTTGGAGGTGGCGGTGGTGGTTCTGGTTCCGGTGCTTCTTCGGGTTATACAAAAATGCATGATGGTTTAGGTGGTCAAATTGTAAGCACAAGCTTATCAACAACTCCTGGAGCTTCAATCACTTACGCAATTGGCGCAGCAGGTTCAGCTGGTTCAGCAGGTGCTTCGGGAGGTGGAGCAGGTGGAACTACAACCTTCACAGGTGCAACATCTGCAACTGGCGGCAATGGTGGCTCTTATTATGCAGCAGGTGCTACTTCACAACAAGGTTTTATTGCTGGAAATAATGGCACAGGTGGAATGCAGGGCGGAGCCAATCAAAATGGTGGCGCAGGTGGAGCAGGTTCAATCGAGATCGAATACTGGAGCAACTAATGCCATACGCAATCATTGAAGATAACAAAGTTGTGAACATTGTGGTCGATGTCGATGCTAAGGAATTAAAGAAGAATCCAAGCAAGTACATCGATTACACAGATGGATGGGATTATTCCAACGGTATTGATGGAGGGGATTTCTTCCCACATGAAGCCGCGCCTGAGTAAGTCTGCTGTCCAATTAAGAGAGCAGATTGATGACAGTTTCCCAGATCGAGATCGAACTTCCGATGGGTGGATTGGTGATACCAAACACTCTGCGCGCAAGTCTGATCACAATCCAGATGCTCAGGGATGGGTTCGTGCCATCGACATTGATGCTGATCTCAACAGGGGAAAAGGAACTTCCGTTTATCTTGCAGATCAAATTCGAGAATATGCAAAATCAACAGGACGAGTTACTTACATTATCCACATGGGCAAAATCTGCTCACGCAAATCCTTTTGGCGATGGGTCAAATACACAGGCATCAATGCCCATCGTCACCACATCCACGTCTCGTTTGCACAAGCTGCGGACAATGATTCGTCGTTTTTTAACATCCCTATGCTAGGAGGCTCAAATGGCTAGAGTAACTATCAGCTCTAATAATCTCTTTCCAGGTCCTCGCGGCGCACAGGGTCCAGCAGGACCATCAGGCGGTCCAGAAGGTCCAGCAGGACCACAAGGTCCACAGGGCAATGTCGGTCCACAAGGACCTCAAGGTATTCAAGGACCAGCAGGTCCAACAGGTCCAGGTGGTGCACAAGGTCTTAAGGGCGATACAGGCAACAAGGGTGATAAAGGTGACACAGGCGCAGCTGGTACTAACGGTACTAATGGTACTAACGGCGCAGGAGTAGTCGTAGGTG